GCAGATCATGCTAGCGCTTCTAATAATATGCCATATGGATTTACTAATTCGCAATTTAGAACTGTACCGATTTCGTTATGCACATATTCGCAAGACATTATCTTAGCAGGTAACAACGTAGTGTTTGAACCAAACTTGAACGGAATTGTGACGGTACAATAATGGCAGTAGATTATCAAAAATTCCCATGGCTTTGTCCAACCACAGCAGAATACGAAATGTGTTCTAGTGGTGATAATTTTGCTGTAAACGATAAAAACGTTGCAGCAAATGCTACCATTGAAAGTTTGGACATGTATGGTATTTCATGCGTATATTACTACGTTACGCATAATATTGCATACGATGTTCATTTTGGCGAAGATCAAATTGAATGGATTGCAAGAGCGTTTAACTTTAGAGGTTATTTCAAGCAAATGCCTACTAGTGTTAGAACTTACAAGTTAGAAGGTATTTGGGGTGAAGATTTAGTCGAAATGTATGTAGCAAATACATCGTTTAGATATTTTTCTACATACGGTGGAAATGATAGAAATACTCCAGAAGTTTACGATCAAATTATCCCGCGCGTGGGCGATATAATTTATATACCCGCGAACAAGACTTTTTACGAAATTAGAGATGTGAAATACTATACTGAGTCATTTGGTTTAGCATCACATTCGTACACATTGACATTGAAAGTTTACAAAGATTGTAAATACACTATCTCAGCAGATAATCCAACTTTGCAACCTGTATCTGGAGTTTACGATCCAATTTACAATGTTGCAGCATCAGCTTTGATAGAACAAGATCAGTATCACGACATATTATCGTTGAACAAACCATTGCAAGAACTCAAAAAATCTGAAAATGTAGATTTGTTCAATTACGTATATGAAAACGATACTTTAAATTAGACTAGCATTTATTATAAATTAATATACAATTTTCAAAATGAAACTCATATAAATATAAAACATAGTACCCCAGGAAGCGAGGAATCTCTAGGTAAATATCCTAGTAAGCCTATTGATACTGGTTACAGTAGTAACCTTGAGTAGGAACTGTTGAAAAATGACTTCAAGAAAGTACTCTGCTTTAGCAGAGCGACAGACTTCATTATATAAATAAAACATATTATTTAACTTTATGAGGTGAATTATGGCAACTCCAGGTATGAATACTACAGGAACTCCCGACGCAATTGACTCTACAGATTACGTCATGACAATCATTCGTGCAATTCGTCGCTTCCCTGCAGATAGAAAAGCAGAAATTGAAAAGATCGCTATGCCTAAGAATGCAGAAGCTAAGAAGATGGAAGAAGCATTCCGTACAGGATATTTCCAGGCACTAGAAGATTTGACTGCATTTATGCAGACAGTTGCTCGTGGAATTTAATTTCTACTGACACAAAAATAAACCAGCTTTTAACTAAAGCTGGTTTTTATTATATTTTAAACGACAATACATGTGTGCTCAAACATGAGGGTAAAGAAATGAGTGAAAAAATACGGTTATAAGAATTGTGTGTATGATAAGTTTAACAAATGTATTTGGTTGAAAGAAATACATGATGTTGACTTTAAAAAGATTCCTTTTGAATTTGATTATTATGCTCCAGATCCATCAGGAACTTCTCCTATTAAAGATATTCATGGACGTCCAATTAAACGTCATACAGCAGCAGATAGAGCTGCTATTAAACAATTAGTTGATTCAGGTGTAAAACTTGTTGAAAGTGATCTTTCAGAAGTTGTTAAATTTCTTCATGAAAGATATGATGCTTTTGCTGATCATTTAGATACTTCTTCAGATAATTTTAGAAAATGTTATTACGATATTGAAACTCAGACATCTTGTATGCAAGATCGTCGTAGTATCGTTAAAGTAAAAAGAGTTGATACAGGTGAAGAGTTAGAAGGTGTTCTAAACGATCTAGATGACTTTGTTCATACTAATGATTATTTGTGGTGGGACGATGATACACAAGCTTATGTAAAGTTTAATGACTCTTGTTATTTCTTATCAGAATTCCCAAAACCAAGTAAAGCAAAGTTCCCAATTAACCTTTTGACTTGTTATTCGACAGTAACAAATCAATCTTACACTTGGGGTTTGTTCGAATATACAGGTAACGATAATAATGTTACAAATTATCGTTGGTTTGAAGATGAATATGAAATGATGTGTGACTGGGCAAAATGGTTTGCCAAGCAGAAATTCGATATTTTCACAGGTTGGAACTCAGATGGGTTTGACTTGGAATACATCATTACTCGTATTAAGAATTTGGAAGAAGCTCGTGGTATTGAAGAAAAAGATTCTATTGCAAAGAAACTTTCGCCATTAAATAAGCAACCATTCGTTAGAAGTGTAGTTGATAAGAAAGGTGTAGCAACTGGAACAGCAATCAATGTTCCTGGTCTTTATACTATGGACTACATGCTTTTGTATAAAAAATTCTTGTATGCAAACTATCCTTCGTATGCATTGAACTATGTAGGTAATCTTGAACTTGGTGAAGGAAAGTTAGATTACGAAGGACAGATTTATGAAACTTATAAACGAAATTGGAATAAATATGTTGAGTATAACGTTCAAGACGTTAAACTAATTGTAAAAATTGAAGCAAAACGTAAAGTTTTCCAGATTATGATTCCATACTGCATTGACTGTATGATTACTTTGGATAAGTATTCATCAATGATTGCAGGTGTTGAAGGATATATTTTGAAGTTCTTGCATCAACGTAATATTCGTTTGAATGATATTGATGCTGCTAGTCGTTATGACTGGTGGAAGCATGAAGGACTATATAAAGTTGTTGATAAGGATGGCAACATAACATATCAAAACTGCGAATATGAAAAAGAAATTTATGAATTTGATGACTTTGCAGTTAAAGCAGGATATTGTTATGCATGTCCAGGTCGTTACAAATGGGTAATTTCAGGTGATATTCAGTCATCATATCCTCATCAAATTATGATGTATAATATTAGTCCTGAAGTTAAAGTTATTAAGCCAACTAAAGAACAAATTGAATCAGGTGAAGTAATTCAATCTGAAATCAATGGCGTTGGATTTAAGAGAACAGATCATGCACTTCTTCCTGATATTATTCGTCAGGTATTTGCAGAAAGACTTGATGCTAAGTCTAAGATGAAGGCTGCTCGTAACGCAGGTAATGCAGATGAAGATGCATATTGGGACTTTAAGCAGGCTTCTAAGAAGTTGATTATTAACTCTTGTTATGGTGTATGTTTGAATGCAAATTTCCACTTGTTTGATATTGACTGTGCAAGAGCAATTACTAGAGGTGGTAGAGATACAATTAGATTCTTAAGAGATTGTAATAACAGATACTACACTTCTAAAACAATGATTAAAGATTTGAAGAAGTACTTCCCTATTATCAAGATTGAACTTAAAAATGATACAAAGTATTACAAGTTTGATGATAAGATTCCTGTAATTAGAAATGGTGAATTGATGGAAGTAGTACCTGCAGACTTTAATGAAACAACAGACTTAGTTTGCTTAACAAAAGAAGAAGATGCAGAGCATGCTTCGAACGTAGTTCGTTACAACTTTGATATCGAACCAATTAAAGTAAAGAGAAGAGAAGGTGCTATTATTCAAATCGATACTGACTCTAACTACATTTGTTTTGAAGAATTAAAAGAAGAAGTATTTCCAGACATGGATGGATTCGTTTGGTTTGATGCTTTGGAAGCAATGTTACAAGACATGTGGGCAAGAGCTTTGCAGATTAGAGCTGATAAGAAACATATTCCACAGTTGATTAAGTTCTGTCGTGAAAATATGTTCTATGGTTTCTTCTCTTATGCAAAGAAGTTATACATTGGCTCGATTGTTGATAATGAAGGTGAAAGATATTCATTTGAAGAATATCACAGAAAGATTAGGGGAATTGTATTGCAGAAGAATGAATTTCCTGAGTTCTGTAAACAATTTGCAACTCCATTGGCATTTGATATTATGCATGGTTTGACTCGTGAAGAAGCTATGCAGAAAATTATCAAACTATTTAATGATTTTAAGAACCATGCTGTAGATGAAATTTGTTCTCATAGAACTATTTCAAACTATGAAAAGTATGTTAAACATAAGATTGATTGGTATTTGAAGAATGGTTTGCAGTTCGAGAAAGGTATGCCAGCTAACGTAAAAATGGGTCTAGCATATAACTACGTTTGTGCAAAGAATAAACTCGTTCTTGACCCAATTGATAGAGGAACAAAGTTTAACTACATTTTCTTAAACAAGAATATATACAACATAGATTGTATCGGTTATGTTGGTGCTTGGCCTGATGAATTCAATAAATACTTTACAATCGATTACGAAACAGCATTTAGAAAATTCTTCTTGGCAGTATTCAAATCAATGTTTGCAGTGTTAGGTTGGATTAAGAGAGGTGAAGAAATTCCACTTAAGGTCACTACTAACGTAAATAGATTTATCAAGAGAGGATAAAATGACACAGATTATTATGGGTGAAAATTGTAATAGCGAACTTTCAGATGTTTCGTTTATTACTGAAGATGCTTTACTTGACCCTTCTTTGGCAAATGCAAAGCTTGCAAAGAAGAAGCTAAAGATCGAAAAAATCGAAGAAAATGAAAATGGTGAAAAAATTGTTCACATTAAGGAAAATACATCAAACATTCTTTGTGGTTAATTTATGATTTCATTTGAAGCTATTTTGATTGGAGATAAAACTATTGCGAGAAATAACATGGCTCACAAGAGTTTTACATTGAAAGTAATAGAAGATACAAGTGTTAGAACAATTCCACCTCAGTTCAAAGGCGATTTTGACACAAGTATGTTTAATGTCAGCGCAGTTAATGACACTTTTAACCGCATAAATATACCGTTACGTCAGAATAACATTAATTATGAAATAACATTTGCAGGCACGAAGTTTAATGCACAGCTTGAATCAATGTCAGCAAATATTAAACAGAAAAAAGACGGCACATTTACTACGACTTATACTTTTACATTTGTAAAAGAATTGGATCCGACAGTTGATGGAATTCTTGCTTCTATGTTCATGGTTACTGAAACAGACGACAAAGGTAAAAAACAGCTAATTAAATATCAGACAGATTTAGTCAAGATTTAGCACAACTTGGAGAAAAGAAAATGGCAAGTAAATTAGTCGCATCATTAAAGAAGAATAAAGCATTAGCAGAATTGGTCGCAAGCGAAGTAGTTAAAGATGAATTTGTTTCGACTAACTGTATTCCAGTAAACTTATTGCTTTCTGGAAAAATTAAGGGCGGTATTAAGAAAGGTAAGATATCTCAGATCTGTGCAGATTCAGGTTGGGGAAAATCGATGATCGGTCTTAACGTTCTTAAAGCTGCACAGCAGCAAGGCTTTGATTGTGTAGTAATTGATACAGAAAAAGCATTTAATAGAGACTTAGCGGCAAGTCTAGGCATTAACGTCGATGATATTGCAATTTTTGAATCGTCTCTCGTACCAGAATTAAAACGAATCGTTGCAAATATTAACAATGACTTGTCAAGAGCTGAACAACGTAATGTGTTTATTTTGCTTGACTCTTGGGGTCCTATCGTTGAACAACAGGTTCTTGATAAGGCTGCTGCTGCAAGTACCGCAGTTAATATGAGTGGTGCAAAATTTAAAAACGAATTAGCAACAGTCTTGAGCTGTTACTCAAATACAGTACTCGTTCTTAACCACGTTTACGCAACACTTCAGCAATATGGTGATGCATTCGCAATTCCTGGTGGTAAGAAACTTTACTTCTTGTCCGACGCTATCATGATGGCATCATCTGCAGCTAAGGCAAAGGATAAAAACGGTGCAATTTACGGTAAGATTATTACTGCTTCAGTTAAGAAAGGTCGTGCTGCTAAGGAATTCGCTAAGACCAAGTTCTTGATTGAACATTCTGGTGGTATTAACCCTTACTATGGTTTGTTAGATGACTCAATCGAAGCTGGTGTAGTATTCAAGCCAAAAGCTGGACGTTACGCTAGAACAGATTATGACGTCGATCAAACAACAGGTGAAGTCACTCGTCAATGGAAAGAAGATGAATTGTACTGCGCTAAGTTCTGGATTCCTTTGTATACGGATGAAAAGTTCAATAAATATATTGAACAGAAGTTTGCATTCGCAGATGAAGAACTTATTTCCGCAACACAAGATGTTATTGCAATGATCAATGGTGAAGCAGAACTTCCTGAAGAAACTAAGCTTGTAGCTGAAAATGAAACAGAAGAAAATATGACATTGGACGTCTCAAATGACGAAGAATAGTATTTCAGCTTACATTTAATTCAAAAATGCTCAACATTCAATTTGTTGAGCATTTATTATATTTTTATCATACTAAAGGAAAAATATGACAGAAGTTGATTTTGATTTTGAACTGATAATTATTAAATCGTTATTCAGCAACGAAGTTGTAAGAAATAAAGTAGTTCCACTATTAGACGAAAAGTGGTTCAATAATGACATTAATGCAAGTAAGATTGCTGAAAAGATTATTGAGTTCTATTCTAGATATGAAACATTGCCTACAGTCACGGATATGCGTAGACTGATTAAGGATAAAGAAGAACTTGAAGTTTTTGATAAATGTATTTCGATTCCAGATTCTGAAGTAAGTTCAGAATACTTGGTTCGGAGAAATTGAACAATTTGTAAAGCAAAAGAAATTATGGGCAGTTGCGTCTAACATTATTCAGTATTGCAAAACGCCTGAAACTGCAAAGAATAAAGAATCTTTTGCTGAACAGATTACTGATGCAGAAGCTTATTCATTCGATGATTCGTTAGGTTTCTCATTCATGGAAGAACCTGAAAGAATTTATGAAGAAGTTATTAAGAATGAAAAAGTTATTGGAACAGGTGTTAAAGCGCTTGATGATTTGTTGAAAGGTGGTTTCCACGAAAAATCATTGACATTGTTACTTGCTCCAACTAACGTTGGTAAGACTTTGATGATGTGTTCATTGTCCGCTAATATGCTTCTTGCAGGTTACAAAGTTCTGTACATTACATTTGAAGATTCAGAAAACAAGATTGGTCAACGTGTTACTCAAAACTTGTTTGATTTGAATCGTGATGAATTAAAAGCGATGTCGAGAGAAGATTATCGTAAATGTTGGGATGCTCACAGAAGTTTGATTAAACATAATTTGTATATCAAAGAATTTCCTGAAATGGCAACCAATGCTCTTAACATCAAAGCTTATTTGAAAGAATTAAAAGAAAGAAAGAGATTTATACCAGACATTGTATTCGTCGATTACATCGGCTGTATGATTCCAAATGGAAGAGAAAATCCAAATATCAACTCTAATACACGTCTTTTGACTATTGCAGCTCAAGTTCGTTCTATTAGTATGACTGAAGGTTATCCATTTGTTTCTGGTGCGCAAGTTAATCGTAGTGGTTATTCATCAGACCATGTTAGTTTGAGTGATGCTGCTGATTCATTTGGTCAAACTATGAAAGCTGACGCAATTTTAGCAATTACACAACCTGAAGACTACCTAGATGGTGGATTCTATGATGTAGAAGTTGCTAAGACTCGTTTCGGTAATAATAAGCATGAACATAAGACGATTGCTGTTAATATCGACAAACAGAGAATTACTGATATCGATAATTATCAATCTGAAAATGCAACAGCTTCATTGCAAGATGTAAATTTCTCAACAGCATCAAATGCATTAACTACTGCTGCAAATATCATTATTTAAGGACTTTACTATGCATTTGGACATTAATGACTTATATACCGAAGAAACAGAAGTTGCATTAATTCAAAAGAACGATAAAGACAAGTTCTATGTAGAATTTGCGAAATATGGTTTCGACTTTAACGAAATTGATAAAGAAACAAAACTACCAGTAACACTAAAGAAAGTTTTAGATGGTGACATTGAATATGTGTTGCGTTTCAATAACGCTCTAATTAAGCTGCACAGATCTAAGCTGTACAGTATTATTGAGTCTATAGTAAATTTAACAACTGATTATGTAGAGTATGATGAGTTAGCAAAGACTTTACAGCCTACAACTCTCGGATTACTTACTACAGAATTGGCAACTAAACACAAACTTTGCACTATTACTTCAGTAAGTGCAGTACACAAATTTATTCACTGATTATGAAGATTACTACTGAACAATTATATTCAAGACTTACTGCATTGCAGAAATTATTTAGCTATAAGCGTCTCAAGAAGATTGATACTAGTCGCATTGCAGAGCTGTCAAAGCAAGAATACAAATCTATCCAATGTAGACCTAGATTGAAATTCGTGTTGCCTGCTTATGCAGATTTAGCGAGTTCAATTAGTTCAGATAGATTGACTTTACATTCAGTAGATTTGTATTATCTCGGTGAGTTTGTTAAAAATAACAAATTCCCAAGCATTAATGATATTTCGAATGAAGCAAAATTTAGAGAAGCTTACAAAATTTTTTACTCATCTGATTCTATCAATGAGCAAGTTCAAAGAGTGATTAAAGCTTCTGAAGCAAATAACACTGCTTTAGCGAAGTTTACCAAGACAAATAAGTCAATTTTTGAAATTGATCCAAAAACTCAAACAAATAAATTGTATGAGATGATGGTGACAGGTCAAATTAACGTGTTTGTATTCGCTTATTTTTATGAGCAAGGCAGGTTCACTATTGATTTTTCGAAAATTACAGATTTGTACACGTACCGTAATCTCAAAATTGCAGAATACGTCCGAAACTTTGAATTAAATGAAGTTTTAATTTAGAAAAATTTAATTATATTTCAATTATAAATAATCATGGAACAAAACTTAAGCAACGATTATGCACTAACTTGTTCCGCGAAATTAGGCAAAAACATTAAACACATGAGGTAAAAATTATGCCAGTAACACGCGATTTCAGTAATTATTTTAAAGCAGTTGAAGACACTGCACCACAGGTCAATGAGTCAGCTCCTAAGATCAAGTATAAAGTGGAAGACGTATTTAAGCCGGTATTTAAGAACGGCGAAACAGAAGTAGTAATGCGCTTCCTTCCTTCCCATCCAAACGAATTTAAGCCTTTCATTGAAAATCGCGCTCACATGTATGAATACGAACCAGGTAAGTTCTTTGGCTGTGATTGTCTTGAAAAGTACGGCGTAGCATGTCCTATTTGCGACCATAATCACAAGCTTTACACAAGTGGTAAGTATACAAAGGAAGAAGCAAGTCCTCTTCGTTTGCCAGCAGCTCGTCGTAGATTCGTTTCCAACGTCTACATTGTTAAGAATAATAACGCACCTGATACAGAAGGAAAGGTCTATCGTTTCGAATACGGTATTCAGATTATGGATATGATTCGTAAGGCTATGACTGGATATGTCGATCCAGAAGATGGTGAAGTAGAAGGCTACAATCCATTTGACTGGAAAAACGGTGCAAACTTTATTTACAAGGGTGTTTCCGGTGCAAAGGGTCCAAACATTAAGGATTCTAAGTTCGGTAAGCGTCGTCCAATTTCTGACAAGAATGGTAAGGAATTGACTGTAGCAGAAATTGATAAGATTGAAGCTCAGCTTTACACTCTTGATGAATACGAACGCAAGATCAATGAATCTCCTGATTACAATGCAATTCGTGGTCGTTTCAAGAACAAACTTGGATACGGCTTGTTCGATAAGTTCATTGGAACTAAGGAAGAAGTTGTTATTTGTAAGGAAGAAATGGTAATTGGAGTTCCAGCTGCAAAGACTCCAGCAGTTCAGACTTCCATCGTTGAAGATGCTGCAGAAGCAAATTCCAACGTAAAGGCAGATGAAGAAACATTTAAAGCAAACAAAGCAGTTGAACAAGATGATTTCTTTGCAAGTCTTGAAGATGCAGAAGAATAAAAGTAATTCAGTTACGTCAAAATAATGTTTAAACGAGTAATGTACAAAATTACTCGTTTTTATTATACTTAACTTATGCCAGTATTAGATGAAATAACAAAATCTCAAATTTTATTGCAATATTGTAAGCAAGCTGCATTTGGTTTGAAACATAAGAAAATTACAGCAAATGGCGTTTTAACTGAATGTCCTTTCTGTGGTTCAAAGAAATTAAAAGGAACTATTTATATCGCTAATACTAATCGTTTGTGCTATATTTGTTGGAGAACAAATTGTCCTGCACATAACGCAATTATAGCATCAAAATGGTTAGCTGAAGTAAATCCATCGTTGTATCTTGCTTATAAGAGCGATTTACACAATAAGATGACTGCAAGTGAAGATGATATTGCAAAAATGCAAGCACAATTTGCAGATGAACATAAGAAAATGTTAATTAAGCAGCAAGAAGAATTGAATGAAAAGAAAATTCTCGATAAAGCTGCTGCTAAGATTTTTATTCAGATTGATGATGGAACTGAACTTTCAAAGAAAGCAATTGAATATTGTAAGTCTCGTAAAATTCCAGAAGAAATTTGGAAGAAATTCTACATTTGTCATAAAGGAAAATATCACGATAGATTGATAATTCCGTTTTATAATAAAGCAGGCAAGATTGAGTTCTGGCAAGGACGTACTTTAATAGATCTTGATCCGAAGTACATGAATAGAATTGCTGACACTCAATTGTATAATCGTGATTTCATTGATACAACAAAGCCAGTTATAGTATTAGAAGGTCCTATTGATTCGATATTTATTGAGAATGCTGTTGCGACTTGTGGTGCAGGTTCGAGTGGTAATCTCGATTTACAATTGGCCAAGTTTGAACAGTTATATTACATTTTTGACAATGATGCAGCTGGCTTAAAAAAGGCCGGAAAATTGGTCAGAAAGCATAAAAATGTGTTCATTTGGAACAAATTTTTGAACGATTTTGGGTTAAAAGCTGCTGAAATTAAAGATGTAAATGATGTGGTATTAAAATTGAATAAAAATGAAAAGTTCACATTCAAGGAACTTCAAAACTATTTCACGAATATCACAGACGAATTTATGTGTTACTTGTGAGTTTTTGAGCATATAATAACCTAAGCACCCCGTAAGGAGGTGCTTTTGTCGTATAAATACTTTATATTGACATGAGGTTATTATGTTTTTTGGTAATCCTAGACTACGTGGAACTGGTGAACACATTGAGATGACAAAAGAAGAAATGAAAGAATGGCTCAAGTGTTCTCAAGATATTTTCCATTTCGCAACATACTTTTATATTAACGCTGCTGATGGTATGCATCCAATTAAATTGCGTCCATATCAAGAGAAGATTGTTCAAACTCTAATTGCAAACGTTCCGAATAAAAACAACAGAATTATTATGCAAGGTCGTCAGACTGGTAAGACTACTATTGCTACGTTGTATCTAACTTGGCTCGCTTTGTTCAGACAGAATAAGACAATTGCAGTTCTTGCTAACAAAGAAGCACAGGCAATTGAAATTATGTCTCGTATTAAAGATGCTTACGTTAACTTGCCTCTTTGGTTGCAGCAAGGCATTAACAAAGACGTAGGTGGTTGGACTAAAGGTTGTATCGGACTTGATAACGGTACTAAGATTTTTGCTGCAGCATCATCTTCATCGTCTATTCGTGGTAAAACGGTTGACTACATGCTCGTGGACGAATTTGCGCACCTAGATGCTAACATCGCTGAAGACTTTATGATGTCAGTTTTCCCTACTCAGGCTTCTCGTTTGGATTCTAAGTTGATTTTGATTTCAACGCCTAAGGGAATGAACCACTTCTACGATATTTGGATGAAAGCTGTTAACAATCAAAACTCTTTTATTCCTTGTAAGGTTCAATGGAACGAAATTGAAGGTCGTGATGATGAATGGCGTGCTAGAATGATTAAAGATAACGGTCCAGTGTTCTTCGCACAGGAATATGCATGTTTACATGGTAACGAAGAAGTAGAAATTCAGCATCCAGATGGTATTACAGAAGTAATAAAAATTAAAGATTTATATCATAATTTTGAATATGCTATATAAGTTTTTTGCATAAGAAAACGTCATAATAAATTTTATTATAAATAACTTATATTAAGGTTTATTCATATGAGTTATTGTTTTATTTGCAACAAAGATATAGAATGTTCGATAAAAGAGCATTTGTCGTCATTTCATCACAATTTTTCACGCAAATTGTATTATGATACTTATTTGAAAAAACAAAATGAAGGCAAATGCATAATATGTAATAAAGAAGCAGTATTTAAAAGCATTGAACAAGGTTATTCTAATTATTGTTCTACAAAGTGTGCATGGCAGACTGATGAAGTAAAATTGAAGAGAAAAATTAAAATTGCAGAAAAGACTGATGCAGAAAAATCAGAATGGCGTTCTAAAATCTTAGATAACAAAATTTCTAAATACGGTTGTGGTTTGTCTGACATTGGAAAAAACTTGCGTCAACAAAAAAGCGAACAACATTTTAAAGATTATTTTAAAACATGCAATTGTACTTTCATCAAATATGATTACAATGACAAAAAGCGAGTAACATTTCGTTGCAACAAATGCAATACAATTGCAGCGTATACAAGAGCATTGTTAGACAGGTATTGTAGAAACAACGATTTGACAATATGTCACACATGCAATTCAAAATATACAAGCAAGCAAGAAAAGCAATTGTATGATTTTGTCAAAAATAATTATGCAGGTCAAATTTTGACGAGAGATCATACATTGATTGGAAAAGAATTAGATTTAGTTCTTCCTGACTTAAATTTGGCAATAGAATTTGACGGATTGTACTGGCATAATGACAATGTCATTAAAAATGATGTTCATTTGATTAAAACAGAATTGTGTGAAAGCAAAGGCTATCAATTGATTCACATATTCGAAGATGAATGGAATTTCAAACAAGAAATAGTAAAATCTAGATTGTTGAATTTTTTTCATAAAAGCAATAGAATTTTTGCTAGAAAAACAAAAATCAAAGATGTTCAAACTGCAGAAGCATACAAATTTTTGAATGAAAATCATATTCAAGGAGCTTGTTCATCGAAATACAAACTTGGTTTATATTACAATGATGAATTAGTATCATTGATGACATTTGGTAAATCAAGATTCAAGAAAGATGAATTTGAATTGTTGAGATTTTGCAACAAATTGAATACTTCAGTCATTGGTGGTGCTAGCAAGTTGTTTACTGCATTTTGCAAATTGCATCCAGAAGTGAAAAACATAGTAAGTTATGCAGATAGACGTTGGAGCAAAGGCAATGTGTATGAGTCATTGGGTTTTTCATTTGTTCATGTATCTGCACCATCTTATTTCTATATAGTTAATCATAAACGAGAAAATAGAATAAAATATCAAAAACACAAACTTGTTGCAAATGGAGCAGATCCGACTAAAACTGAACATGAAATAATGAAAGAAATGGGTTTTGCACGAATATATGACTGTGGCACCATCAAATACAATTTTGACAATATTAATTCTACTTGACAAATGTATTTGATTACTGCATCAATTATAAATACAATAGTAAAAAGGTTTAAACTTATGGCAGAAGAAGCAGAAAAGAATAATCAAATTTACATTTTAGACAATGATAAGTTAAAAAAACAAATTGACGATTTGTTCTTTAAGTGGTTTGATAGAGATTACAAAATTTTAGCGCACAAGGATGAATCATTCTCAGCTAATGAATCCCTTGATACTTTAACGAATATAGTTAAACGTATTCGTGTTATAGCTTCTGATGAAGCTAATAAGGCAAATAAACCTTTGGTTGACTTAGGCGTTGCACTTGAAGATTTCATTTTACGTGGAAACGCTGAGTCAGCTCTTGATATTTTACGTGGACGTTCAAAAGAAGATCACATTTCGAAAGTAATGTGGTTGATTAACGTTACTACCACTGTAGGTGTTCTTGGTAGAGAACTTAAAGAAGGTGAAACTTCTGCAAAGCCTTTGGACAAAGGTCCTTTAAAGAAATTAAACGTTTCTGCTAAAAACGTTGAACAATTTGTAATTCCTGTTCAGAATAGCCCTGAAATGAAGACACCTTCCAAGTTCATTGGAAATGTTCTTCCTTCTAAGTTTGCAGCTGTTGCAAAACATGCTAACTTGGCAAAGAGTGCAGCAAGACGTGCAGCATTCTCTGGTATGGAATACCACAATGCTGCAACTATGGACTCTATCTACCACGATCTTGGTGAAGCGCTTGTATTCATTAGCACTGACTTCTTTGTAGAAGCAAACAATGCTCTTACAGATAATGGTCGTAGAAATGCTGCAGGAAAAGCAAAAGATTACGACTTCAAGAATCTTTCTGAAAAAGAACATGCAAAGTTGATGGAAACTATGCATGCTGCATTTAGAAAGTATGCCAACTACACTATCGAATTGAACTTGTTGAGTAATATCAATGATAAGTTAGTCATTGACTCTGCAATGTGTGCTTTCTATGATTACATGGACGATAATGTAAAAGAAAGAAGTGGATTTAATGAAGAACAACTTAGAAGTTTGCCAAATGCATTAGATTTCGCTAAGAAGTTCCCAAATGAATACAATACAGCTTACAATAGATATTTGAACAATTTCATGAATGGTTTGTCTGATGCTATTAAGCATGAACAAGAAGCAGTAAAGAAAGAGTGGTTTGAAAACAAAATCACTGGTGAAAGAGTATTTAGACGTGGTCGTTTAGCAGGTCATGGTAACAAGTTCATGCATACTGCACCAATGGAATGGCTTGATGCATTTCTACAAAAACATAAGGAAAAGCATGGTATTTTGACATTGATTCCTAGACTTGCGATGACAACTCTAAAAATTCTTACAAATCCTACATTGCATAAACTTCGTAAGAAACTTACTGGAACTCTGTTTGCAGCATTACGCGCATTTGCGACAGGTGTTAAAGAAAACATGGATAAAGCTGGACGTTCTACTGAAGTTACATACGAAGATGTAATTAAGGCTATAAAAGAAGGCGAAGAAAAGCTTAAACAGATTCACAAAGAAAAGATTGTTACAACTAATGAAAGTGTTCAGCTAACTGAAAGTGAAGACAGTGATGTTGATGATGATGTTTCAGATGATGAACCACGTTCTAGACCATTCTTTTCGTCAAATTCAAATCAACTATATGATTTAGCAGATAAGATCGAGACTGTTGCTGAATACTCTAAGAAAGCTGCAAGTGATGAAGCAGTTAAAGAAGATATTAAGAAGTTTGAAAACGCAAATTCACAGTTAAAGCAGGAATTCTTAACTGACGAATTTATTCAAATTTTGAATACTTTGAAGAATACAGATACTGAAAATGCAGATGATTCAGATATTTTAAAAGCATTGCGTGATAAATTCTCTGGAAGTGATTTTGTTTCAGAGTTGGATTCTGAAGGCATTACTATTTTGCGTGATGTAGTATTACCTGCATACGAAGATTATACTGAAGCAATTTCAAATTATAAAATGAAGAAAGATGAACGTGAAGAAATGGATTCATCTAATGCAAAACACGCAAAAGATTCAGATAGTACAATCA